CACCACCCGTCGCGGACCCTCTCAGTCTCGCGGAGCGCCTTGCGCCACTCTCGGATTTCCCGTCGCCACTCTGCGTCGGATAGGGGGATCGTCATGGGTCACCACCAGTCGAAATAGCCGCTCAACATCGGCAGGAAATAGATGCTGCCCGATTCGGTGTCCTGAGTCGCCGCGTACTGATAGGCCTCGGTGTAGTCACCCTTGCGCTGCGCCTCCAGATCGGTGGCGTAGTGGCGCGCGAGCCGCCACGCGAGACCGGCGGCGCCCGCGTCGAGCCAACGATAGGGGATGTCTTGCTGCATCGACGCGCGCATGATGGCGTCGAACTGTTGGTAATAGCTCCAGACATGGACGTGGTAGACCATGTCCGGCGTCGGCCAGAAGGTGATCGTCGGCGCGATCGTCCGGTCGAACCAGTAGGACGTCGGCCGCGACTGCGTCGCCTTGTTGGGCTGCATCGTAAATTCTTGCCGAGTCATCGGCGTGATCGTCAGCTCTTGCTCGTCCGGATAGTCGCCGATGCCGATCGTGACGTTCAGGACCATGATCGCGGTCGACGGGATGACGTAGGTCGCGACGCCTGGGACGGTGTCGAAGAGCTGCTCGGAGACCTTCCACAAATTGGGTCCCCGGTTGCTCCATTCCGACTGCATCAGGTTGGCTTCCATCCAGGCCTGATGGAGATGCTCGGCCAGCACCATGGGGCCGCGAATCCGGATGCGGCTGAGCGCGTTGAGGGTCACCTCGCCCAGGCTCGGGAAGAAGTTCTGGGTGATCGCCGCGTTCGCGGGCTGGACGTCGTCGTCGCCGTCGCTCATCGCTGCCTCATCGCATCATCTTGCAACGCGGCGTCCCAGTTGCTGCCGTTCCCGCCTCGACCGGCAAGATGAGGCGGCGCAAACGGCCCGAACGGCACGTTCGAGTGCGAATGCTCGCCAACCTGGAGAAACGTCGCGCGCACCGAGCCCTGGGCGTTGGTCAGCGTGAGCTTGAACCAGATCGGCGTCGCGCGGACGGCGAAGGTGATGTTCGCCGTGCCGCTCTGCGCGCCGGACGGCAGAAGCGAATTGTCCCACGCCATCGAGCCCACCGGGACCGGGTTCACCAGATCGTTCGGATCGTCGCTGCTGTGCTGAAGCGTGAAGGCGGCGCCACCCGAGCATACAATGGCGCCGCCTAACACCGCCGTCGCATAGTCATCCAGGCGCACGAGGGCTGATGTCGCGGCCGGAGTGACGGTGGCGGTGATCGCTCTCATTTGCGTTTCACGCTAAGCTGGCAACATGAAGCCGCGAGACATTCGCATCCCTATCGATCTCCTGCGCAAGCTGTTTCGCTATGATCCGGAGGAAGGTCTCCTGTTTCGCGGCTCGCGCCGAGCCGGATATATCGACAAGTCGAGCGGCTACATGCGCGTCTACGTGCGCGGATACGGCCATCCGCTTCTGCATCGAGTGGCCTGGGCGCTGTACACCGGCAAATGGCCCGAGGACCGGGTCGATCATCGAGACGGCAATCTGGCGAACAATCGCTTCGCCAATTTTCGCCCTGCGACGATGCCAGAGCAGCAACAGAACAAGGCGCTTTACCACAACAGCAAGAGCGGCTTTCCGGGCGTCATTTGGCACGTCCGGCTGAAGCGGTGGCAGGCGCACATTCAAGTCGATCATAAGAAGCGCCACCTCGGCTATTACGATACCAAAGAAGAGGCCTATGCTGCCTACTTGACAGCTAAGGCAGAGCTACATACGTTCCAGCCAACTCCACGATAAATACCTACCCCTCTACCACATTATATTGGGTTATTACCAGCTTCCCGCCCCCAGGTCCGGCGCTGACGTTAAGCCGCATCCATAACGGCGCGGTGGCGATCGAGAACGTGGTGTTCGCAGTGTAGCTCGCGGCCGTGCAGAGCCCGGTGTCCCAGAACATGCTGCCGACAGGGACCGGATTGATCAGGTCGTTCGGGTCATCGAACGAATGCTGCACCTGGACGGTGCCGGAGACGCCGGAGAGCTGAACGCCGACAGGCGCGTCGGCCCACTCGTCGAGGCGGACCATGTTCGACTGCGTGTTCGTCGGCGAGCCCGCTGGGATCGAGACCGTAATCGGGCGCATTTAGACCTCCAAAAAAAATCGCCGCCAAAGTGAGGCGGCGATCGGACACAAGACGCCTCGATGAAAGGCTGGGCTTTGCCGGTTCGAGCAATAAAAGGAGACTGCTGACCTGGGCGCCTTCTCCGAATTACGATTCGTTGCGCGGCGGCTCGCGCTCGCTGTTCGACATGAGATGCCGCCCTTTCGGGCCGCTGCCGCCATGGTGTGTCTGGGGATGAAGATCGGCGCCGACGCCGCCACCGCGAGCGCGGCCAGCGCGCCCCATGGATGGCTTTTTGCCGCCGCCGCCGATTGCGCCGCCGAGCTGCTTGGCGATTCGGCCACCCTTCTTGCGCTCGACGCGACCGCCGTCCTCGCGTTCGACGACGCCACCATCGGCGCGAAAGATAGGCCCCTCGCCGCGCGACGTCGCCGCGTCCGGAGTGTTCTTGGGATGAGCGCCCTTTGCTTCGGCGACGACGTTCTTGCACGCCTGCTTCTTCAGCGCGCCGCCGGTCGCCCTGCCTACACGGCTGATATCGCCCTTCATCAAAGCCTCCTCAAACCGATGGGACGCCGAGCAGCGCGCCAGGGTTGATCCCGGTGGCCAGCGCCACCTGGAGCGGGTCAAGCACCTGATAGATCGTCAGCGCCTTGACGCCATCGAGCACCAGCGGGGTTCCAGGCGCGGCTCCCGGCCCATTGCCGGTGAGCTGAATGCCGCCGCGTGGATCGCCGGTCGTTGTCGTCGCCGGGTTGGTCAGATCGGCTGGGATGACCGTGTAGTTGGTCCCCGGCGTAGAAGCCGTGCCGCCCAACGCGACTGAGTAGATGGAGTTTCCGGACAATACGCTCATCGGCAGGCCGATGAGATCGGAAGTGACGATCTGGACGTTGGCGGTCGACGGCGCCTGCGGCGTCGCGCTGATGAAGATGTCGTAGGTCTTCTTGCCCCAGACCGTGGTCGCGCCAGCTCCGGTGAGGATGATCTCGCTCGTCGGCGAGCCGAAACAATCGAGCCCCTGGATCAAGACCGGGATGCCTGCCGTGACTCCAGCCACGCCTTTGACGCCGACGCCGCGCCCGTTGCCCAGCTCGGGGATGCTGATGCGCGCCGAGCCCGCTGGCGCTTCCGAGCTGACGCCGGTCGGCGCGCCCGCGCCGTAGAGGTTCGGGTTGTAGCGATTGGTCAGCGTGATCTGGCCGGTCCCGTTCACTGCGGGCGCCGGAGAGACGGTGAGGACCCCGGTCGTCAGGTTGACCGACTGCACCTGGGTGAACAGGCACGAACCGGCGAGACCGCCGTTGAGCAGCGCGAGCCAGAGCCCAGGCTTGTTGTAGCGCCATGCGTTGGCGATCGTGGTGAGGGTCACCGTCCCGGTTGTCGCGAACGTCGCGGCGTCGAGGCCCATGTCGAGCCCGAGGCCTTGCGCCGACAGGCCGCCGGGGAGCGGCACCGGCACCGGAGCAACTCCAGCGGCGTAGGTCGCGATGTTGGTCAGCGGCACGCCCGTAGAAGCGAGGCCTGCGACAGTGAGGTTGGCGGCGCCCAGAACCAGAACGGCATTGAGCGTCTTGACCGGATAGGCGCCGGTCACGCAGGGGATCGTTCCTGGCCCGGTTCGGTCCTTGCTGGCGACGGCGCCGGTCGCCGGGAAGCCCACGCCTCCCCAAAACAGCGACGGCCCGATCTCATCGGAATATTCCGGCGGCCCAAAGCCAACGCCGCTTCCAGAGCCCGCTGGCGGCAGCCTCAGATTCCCGGCGAGCCCACCGAGGACGAGGAGCGGCCCAGTAAAGGTTTCCTTGGCCATAATGCCCTCGTTACTGCGTCGGGAACGAACCCCAGATCGCGCGGAAGTCGAAGTAGCCGAACGAGTAGCGCTCGTAGCCCTTGACCAAAAGGTTGTCCGATGTGAAGTCCACTTGCATATCCAGCTCAAACTGAACGCGCTGCAAGTACAGCAGGCCTTCCTGATCTGTCAGGACGAACCAAGCTGTCGGCGACGTCAGGTAATCGTGAACAAGATGCCCGTCCGGAATACCGCCGGACGTCTCAGGGATTGCGTTAATATCATTGTCTGAACTGCCGGGGCGCAAAACGGTTCTGAGCAACCGGATCGCAATAGGCTCCAGCGCGATCGGAACAACCAGCTTACGCGCCCTCGCCTGCATGCGAAGTCCGGCGTTGTCTCTGAACTGGCCACGAATCGACGCTTGGGCATTGAGGAGCGACGCCTCGTTAAGGTCCATATCAACCGCAAAGCGGTTGGCGACAACGCCGGTATCGATCGGATGGCTGAGGGAGCAGAGCGCGACCTGATCCCCCAGGATGGTGGGATCGTAGGTGGTCGCATTGTTGAGAAGATAGGCGCCGTAGATCTCTTTGGTCTGATTGAAAGACTTCTGAAGACCAAGATTGCTCGGCTGCCACTGCCTCTTGTAGAGGTTATCATCGATCATCTTGCGGGTGAAGGCATACCCGAGACCGATCTCCTTGTGATACTGATTGTAGACGTAGCGTTCGCCAGCCTGATTGTCGAAGGTGGTGGGTCCACCCTCGTTCTTCAGGGCGGCGAGCCCCAGGTAGCGCATGGAGGCGGTGCGCTCGACCGCCATGTAGGACTTATCGACCTTGAAGATCTTGGGGTAGATCCGATCGAGATCCTTATACTGCCCTGCGACCTTGCGGAGGCCTGGGAAGAGAAGGTCGTAAGCCTGTGCGACACTGACCGCCATCGTAGTTCTCCTTCAGTCTGACGATCAGGCGTGACCGGGCTGCTGACGCCCGTAATCCTGGCTGTTGAAGGTGACGTAGGCCCAGTTGTAGGCCGTGGTGATATCCGACCCCTGGCTCCCTGGCGGATCGCGGACCAAGTCGACGATGCGGAACGGGTAGGTCGCAGTCGCCGCCGGAGGGTTGGTGACCACGTCGATCACCGCTGCCGATCGGCCGCCGCCCGAGGTCTGGCCGCTGTTCGCGAACGTGGCGTTCATGCCAACCATCCAGGGCGCGCAGATGCCGTTCGCCTGCACCCTGAAGACGGTCAGCGGATCGTCGATGATCTTGGCTGCAATATCGAAGCCCTGGCCGCCGACAACGACGTCGGCCGCAGCGCCATTCCAGAAGGGCGACGAAAACCACTTCTTTTGGGCGACCGAGTTGTACTCGCAGCCGATGAAGATGCCCGCGATCGGCAAGGTGCCAGTCGGAGAGCTGGCGAGCTGGATGTAGCCGCCCACGCCAGCCGCGCCCGGTGTCATGATGACCGGGTCGCCGAAATAGATCGGCGTGGGGTTGCTGGCGTTAACCCAGCGGCGAGAATTTTGGTAGTTGACTGCGGCGCCGAGACGGTGGCTCTCGGCGAAGCCGAACGGCGCATTTGCATTGGCCATGGCGTGACGATCCCTTGCCGCGATGCGGGGTATTCGGGGTCGTCATCACCGAGCGCCGGACGATGACTATGTGCTGCCAAGCGAGGACACGAGCGCCGCGTCCTCACCCTCCGTCGTTAGTCGGGAATGCCTATGGGGCCAACGGAAGACCCCACCCGAGGTCTGATCTCCCGGTGCGAATCGCGCGGCGCCGTTCCGGGCGGCGCCTCAACTAATTTCGCCTCAGATGACCTCACCTGTTCGGTGGCTTTCATACGTTCGCGCATTCTGCGCCGTTCTGTCAACTCCTTCGGCCGCTCCATCAGCATCAGGCCGTCGATGATGATCGCCTCACCCTCGTACTCAGGGTAAAGCAGCTCGCGGTGACGATGCGACGGGACCGGCGCCCAGCCGGAGCGCATCAGCGACGTCGTGTAGTGAGGGAAGGTCTTGTTGAAGACGGTGTGGGTCTTCCACTCGTAGGTCCAGCCGGGAGGCGCCTCGGCGTAGAAGCGGTCCTGATAGACGTCGCTGTCGTCGCTGTCGAGGTCGCCGTACTGAGCGCGCAGCTCGGCAATTCGCTTGCGAGCGCGCTCCATGTGGTCGATATAGCCTGGGCGAGCCTCTTCCTGGCCTCGCAGCCCAGGACGGCCGGAGCCCATGAAGGCGCCGATCTCCTCGTCGGCGCCGGGTTGAAAATCGGTCATGAGCGGGCTCCCAACATCTTGCCGCGCGCCTGGGCGTCGACCAGTTCGGCTGCGTACTCTTCGTCGGACATGCCTAGGACATCGCGGGCGTGCTCGCGCTGGCGCGGAGTGAGCGCGACGCGCTGGCCGCGAACCTGTCCGCGATAGTTCGGCGCTTCAGAGCGAGCTGGCGCGGCCATGCTGCGCTGTGGCATCTGGCGTTCCGTCCTGCGCGTTGGCCCTGGGGCCATGTCGCGATGATCCATTTCGAGCAGCTCCTCGATCTTGTCGAAGTAGGCGTCGGTTTCGGGGATGAGCTTGAGCGTGTTTACAGCGTAGCCGTGCGCGCCATCGACCCTGTTTATCGCGTCCCGGTCTTTGACCATTTCTGGGTGCGATCTGATCCACTGCGCGCTCTTCGGGAAGCCTGTTCGGTCGAGGTGAGACGAGAGGTTCTGGACGTTGGCGTGCATCAGTTGCGTTGGATCGGCGTAACCCTGCGGCTGCGGCGCCTGCCTGGGCTGCGGCTGCTGACGCTGCGGAGTCGTTTCGACTCCAAGTCCTTCGCGCATCTCCATCAGGCGGAGGAGATTGGAGCGCGCGTCGGCGATCATGATCTGAGCGTCGGCCGCGCCCTTATGGTCGCCGCGATCGAGCGCGGTCTGGAAGTACGCCCTGGCCTGCTCCGAATCGCGCTTCGCTGATTCGATCGCCTGATCGACCATCGAGACGTTCGAGACGTTGAGGCCGCGCTCGGCGTGGACGCGAGCGGTGTGTTCGTTCTGCGCGATCTGCTGAGCGCGCTGCGTCATCGCCTGCTGATTGGCGAGCTGGCGCTTCAGCTCGACGATGCCCTCGTCTTCGACGGGCGGCGGCGAAGACTCTGGCTCGCCACGATTGCGAATGCCGCCTTCGCCCCCGGTGAGCTGCTCGGGTTTACGGTCGCCCTTGCGAACCGTCTCGCCGCCGATGACGACGGTCTTCGCCTCAAGCCGCGCTTCGGCCGGAACGTCGTCGTCAGGCTCGTCGACTAGGGCGCCGAAGTGTGTCTGCTGTTCCGGGTCGTCAGTTTCGCGCATTGCCTCACCTGAGTGGGAGGAAGTGAACCATCGGCTCGCCAGCGAGCATGCTGATCACGCAAATGATGAAGATGAGGAGAACGATGAGGAGGAAAATTCTCTGGATATTCCAGGGAATCGGCCACTCGAAGATCGAGGCCACCCAGACGATGATCGCGCCGACTAAGACCAAGACTGCGGCGACGATCACGCAGTTGAGAATGCCGATCAGGAGGCCGAGGACTGACATCAGAACACCGCGTCTGGATGCTCGACTTTCGCTTTGATGTAGACGTCGGGGATGAAGCGAACCTCGCGGTCGCCGATCATGCCCTTGAGCCCGTCGCTGGGGCGAAAGACCACCCAGTCGCCGGGTTCGACGTTCTGGCCGTAAAACTTGACCGGGCCGTCATCGATGAAGGCGCGCGCGCCCTTTTTGAGGACCATGCCGACCTTGCCCTGGTAGCGGTCCTCGTCGATCGCCTCCTCAGCGATCTCCAGGCCTCCGGCGGTGCGCGTCGCTGGCCGGATGTAGAGCGCGACCAGGACTTGCTGGTTGAACGGCTCGACCTTTTCGAGATCGGAGCCAACAACTCCCCAGATGACGTCGCGCGGGTCCTCAACGTGGATGGTGCGAAGTCTATGATGCGCGGGCAATGGGTCCTCGTCCTTGATCGTCTTCTTCGGCGTTGATCTCGCCGATCCAGTTCTCGACGTCGGTGAGCGCCTGGAGGTATCCGGCGCGAAACTTGTAGTCGGGGAAGTCCTGGGCGACGCCCTGGATCAGCACGCGCAGCCGCGATCGTTGCTGCTCCTGGATTCGCTCGGTGAGCTTGCGGGCGAGGAAGTTGGAATAGGCGTCCATCAGGCGTCTTCCTCGCGCAGGCTGCGCTCCAGCGCCTCGATGTCGAGCTGAGTCGGGAAATGCGCCTGACCAAGCGTGCGCTGGATCAGCTCGAACGCCTCGCGCTCGTCCTGGGGCGCGTGGCAGGAGAAGTTGATCGCGCTCCCGGCGGTAACAATCGCGCCGAACGCGACGAACTCCGGATGGAGATCGCAAACGTCCGCGAACTCGCGCAATTGATCGCCGAGCGCGCTCATTCGTCCTTCCAAGTGATGGCTTTGACGGCCCACATTTGAGCCGTTTGCGCCTCAGTGATCGAAACCGAGAACAAGCGCTTCTTCTCGCCCGAGCCGGTGCCGTCGCGCCCTTCGGCGCAGATATCGATGATCTCGGCGAACAGAGCTTTGACCCTGTGAACGTCCTCATCGCCCGAGGGGTTGAAGCTCAGCCCAACAGCTTTCTCGCCGTAGGTCATGCAGGCAGCTCCGTTCTGCCGTGGCCCTCGCGGCGCGTCTTTTCGAGCCTGCCGCGCCCCGAACCGGCGCCGAACTTCTCGTTGACCCGGCCGCCGGTCGCGCGCGGCATCGGCGGCGGCATTGGCCCTCCTGGAGGGCCAGGGGGACCCGGCGGACCAGCGGCTCCAGGCATCCCCCCTGGAGGCATCATCGGCGGACGCGGCGGAGGCATCGGCGGCGGGCCACCGGGCGGCGGAATCGGGCCAGCGGCGGCCATGGGAGGAGGACCCGGAGGCGGTTGCTGCTGACCGTGACCGCCAACGATCACGTTGACGACGGTCTTGCCCTTGCCTTTGGTCCGGCCGCCGCGCGCGCGGTCCTCGCGCTCCTCGACGCCGCCGCCGCAGGCTTTGGCTACCCGGCCGCCGGTCTTCCGAATGACCGGGGAGTCGCCGTAATGCCAGGGGCCTGCATCGGTGACCTTGTTGATGTCGCGGGTTTTGATCGGGCCGCCGGTCTGGCGCGCGATTCGGCCGCCAGATGCGCGACCGGCGCGGCCAAGCGGCGGCGCCTTCGCAGCTCCACCTTCGGCGAAGGACGACGAATCGCTCGTTTTGGCGGATTTCCGCCCGTAATCATCGGCCAGCGAATCGCTATCGCGATCACGGAGGCCGCTTGGTTGCCCTGACGCCTCAAGCTTTTTTAGCTTGTCGGTCGTGAAGGCCTTGGTTGAATTTGTGCCCATGGCGAGGACCCTTCTGGGTCCCAGCCTTTCACGGCCGCGATTCCTAGCGCCGATTGCAATTAGAAGAAAGAGGCCTTATCTTGCAGTTCATGCAACAGCACGCGCGCAAGATCGATCCACGCATCCTGGAGGCGGCCAAGGATAGCGGCACTTTGCGACTAATGATCCGCACTGGCGCGCCGCTGACCCGCGAGAAGTGGATCAGCATGAATTACATGGGCCATCCGCCGGAGCCGTGGACTTCCGAGGCCGAATCTGAGGTGCCGGAACCGTTCCGGCGCCCGCTCCACGACTGACGTCACGGCCCTGCTTGGTAGCTCGGAAGGGCTCCCTTCGGGCGCCACCCCGCCCTATGCCAGTCTGGCGGCTGGATGCGTGATGCGCCGGTTTGAGGATCGGTCATCAGCATCCGCTGCGCCGTCGCCTGATCGATTTCGCCCCTTTGATATCTGCTCCAGACATCCTGGACGAAAGCATTGAGCCGGGGATCAGCCTTCTGAGCCGGAGACCAGAGGCCGCGCAGCGCCTCCCAGGTGATCGACTGCATCTGACGCGGCAGGATGCCCCGCTCGGCCGCTGCGCGCCGATACGCTTCCGCATAAACGCCATAGAGCCCATTCGCGCCGGTTACCCGGCTGCTTCCGCCAGAGCCGCCAAGACCGATGTCGACGTCCTTGTCCTCGCCAGCCATGGGCCGCAGATTCGATCCGGCAATGGCGTGCGTGTCGACGGTGACGTCGCCATGTTCAGAGTTCGGCGCAACGATGTTGTTGTAGAAATTGCGGACCTTGTGCCGCTCGCCCATCGCTCGCGAAATCGTGCCCATGTCTGGAGCGTTGAAGGCGGTGATCGCCTTTTCAATCGCGTCAAAGCCACCCCAGGCCACCCTGGAGTTCGAGCCATCAGTGTTTGTCTGCTTGGGGCCGAATGTGCCGTCAGGATTGACGATGTTGTAGTCGCGCGGATGGTGCGCCTCATCATAGGCGCGGAGCCAAAGCGCCTGAGTTTCCGGATCGTTGATGCTGCCAAGTGTTCGACCGGGGTAATCCTTGGTTGGCCGCATGCTCTTGTAGATCGCCAACCTCTCTGGGTCCCCAGCCGCGAAGGTTCTCGCCCACTTCCACATCTCGGGAGAGAACGGCGTGTCCTGCTGGTTGTGCATGATGTCCATCACGCGGTCGCCCAGCGAGACGTTCTCAAACCAATCCTTCTGCGGCGAGAGCGACGCATAGACGCCAGCCGTGTTCTCGACCGGCCGCCCGTAGATGACCGCCTTCTGCGTCGCCCTGTTGTTGGCGCCGTCGTACCAGAGGCTCGACGAGGGCCGGATATCCTCCGGCACAGCGTCGTGCAGCGCGAGAATGTTGCTCTTGTGGAACTCGACCAAAGCCTCGTGAACCTGATCGTCGGTCCAGTCGGCCGGGAAGTTGTGCTGGCCGGTTGGGACCCATGACGGTTTCATCACCGGCTGGCCGGTCTTCGGATCTATCTTCGGCTGCCCAGTTTTCCGGTCCATTACTGGCACCGGATCGCCCTTCACGTAGGGCATCTCGCGCGCGACCTGGGCCGTCTTGGCGTACATCGCGGGCTGGCTCTGGATCGTGTCGAGACCGATTTTCGCGTCGTTCGAGAGATGGGCGGCGTCAGCGATCGGACCCACCGCTGACGGGACGCGGGTGGCGATTCGGCCTTCCGGGAACGCAGGCTCGGCGTGACGCATCGGCGCTAAGCCCTCGCCGGTTTCGACTATGCCGCGAATATCGCGAGCGAACCCGGTGGCGTTCGGCACCCCGACAGCGGCGGCGACCGTGCCGACATGGTGTTCGAGCTGGTCGCCGAGCCAGTTCTGGGCTGTGCCGAGCGCGCCCATGACATCCTGGTAGCCGCGTTCGGCAGCTTGGCCCCAGGCCCCACCGTAGACTTGCGGCTCCGGCGGCGCAGGCTCCGGCGGCGCGTCAGGATGAGCCGCGCGGTCGTCGCTCATCATTTTGTCGAGCGCCGCATGTCCGGCGACATTGACCTCGTTGTCGCCATCGACGTCGCCGCCATCGGCGAAGCGGTGGCGAGGAGCCGTGATCAGCGCGAGACGACGCCGCAACTCAGCATTAAGCTCGACCGGGCCGCCGCTCTGATAGTCGCTGGCGAGGCGCGGCAGCCTTCGGCCAGGACCCTCTGCGAGGCCGACGAATGTCTGATTGCCGATCTTTCGCTTATTCAAGGCCTCTAGCGGCGGCGCCCATTTGGGCTCGCCAATCATCCGGCCGTAGTAGTGCGTCGCGCCGCCGGTTGGGTCCGGAATCAGCCCGTAATAGGCCTTGTCGACCACATTGCCGATCCTGGCGTAGGCGTCCGAATTGGGATCGAGGCGCTGGGCGGCAGGCTGGCCTTCGCTCGCCGAGCCGGTGTTCCAGGGCGAGAACTCATGGTAGCCCAGCTTCGGGTTGACGCCTGCGGCAGGCGCTTTGACGATGTCGCTGATCGTGTCCCCGTAGCCGCCAGCGTGCAGGCGATTGAGGATCGCGTGGGTCACGGCGGCCTGCCCGAGTTCCGGCTCGCCGCGCGCCTCACCGTAGACAGTCTTGACGAGCGCGTCGCGATCTTCAGGCGCCATCAGTTGCTGGCCGGTGATCGGGACATTGGCGTCGCTGCCGATGCCGGTGCGCGCAGGCTGCCGGTTAACCGTTAGGCTGTAGTCGCCCTCAGCGAATGGATCGTGGTCGACGGCCTGGACGTCGTAATCGTTGGGCGACGAAGCCATCGAGCCGAACGGATTGTGGTCGACGCCCTCGACCTCATAATCGCCAAGATCATCAACGGGCATCTTATGCAGCCCTTGCAAACCTCACGCCCGCAAGCTCCTTTCTTTTCGTCATTGGCGCCGCCGAATCCTAAAGAATTGGCCGGTATGCGGGTGTTTTACATAAAAATCTCCATCCGGAGCGCGGCGAGCGCGCCCATAGGGCGTGTCCATTTCATCGGTAACAGAGCCGCCGGAGGCTCGCTGCGGCCGAGCTGACGACGAGCTGCGCGGCTGCGGCTTGGCTTTCGCCTCCTGCATGCGTCCGCGATGCTCCTGGCTCGCCATCTGGGTGTCGTGACGCGCCTCTTGCGCGCCCATCGTGCGCTCGTGCGCCTGGGTGCGCTCCGCCATGGCCGATTCGTGCTGCTGATCGCGGGCGCCCATCGTCGCTTCGTGCTGTTGGGCGCGCGCTTCGCGCTGATCCTCGCGCATTCCTTCGCGCTCGCCCATGATTTGCTCGTGCTGGCGGTCCTGTTGGCCCATCGCGGCGTCGAATTGCTGCTGTCGAGCGCCCATGGCCTGCTCGTGCTGCATCTGCCGCATGTCGGTTTGGGCTTCGTGCATGCGATCGGCGTGGTGCATCTGCGCTTCATGGACCCAGCCGCCGCGCTCCAGGTTCATTTCGTGCGCTTGCTCGCGCATCTGCATCGCCGCCTCGTGCTGGCGATCGGCTTGGTTCTCCTGGCTCTCGTGCTGTTGCTGCATCCGCTCCATTTGCGGCTTGCGGGCCTCGTTTTGGGCCTGAAAGCGCGCCGTTTGCGTCGCCATGGCCTGCTTTTGCACGCCCATCTTGGCCGTCGCGATCTTGCTCTGCGCCTCGGCCTGCCGAACATTGTTTTCCGCCGGAGCGTTTTGCACGTCGAACTGGAGCTGGCCCGACTTGGTTTGCGCGTCGAGCATCGCGGCCTGGGCGGTCAGCATCGCAGCCTGGGCCTTCGGGTCCGGCGGCGGTCCCTGCGGGTTCGGATTGAGGAATTGGTCCGGATTCGCGAACCCGATGCCGCGAATGCACATGCGGCGGATCGCCAGGGTATTGAAGGCGCCCGGTTCGTCCTTCGCCATCTGGTAGAGAGCGGCGTTGCGCAACATGCGCTGAAGGTGCGAGGCGGTGTTCGGGTCCGCTCGGGTGACGATCTCGTTGGTGTTCAGAGCCTGGAGGACGAACTGGGCGTCCCAGTTCCATGACGGCCGCTTGTTGGCGCGATAGAGCGCCTCGGGGTCCTCGCGGAAGCGCTCGCAGAGCAGTTGCAGCTCGTCCGATTGCGCCGCGCACAGCCGCTTGTGGGTGGCGAGCAAGGGTTTGATCGCCTGCTCGATGAGGGCCAGCGTGGTTCCGACCGGCGCGTCCTGCCTTCCCTCGCCGACCATGATTTCGGCGGTCCCGCCGAGGCTCTTTCCTTCCTGATTGAGCGCCTGGACGAACTGAACCCAGACCGCGTCGGGGCTCTTGTACGGCATCCCCATCGCGACTTGCTGGATCGGCAGCCCGCCGGTCTCGACTTCGGCCGAACCTCCTGGCGGGATGCGAAATATGTTGTTATTCTGTCTAGCAGCGCCCTTGGCAAGTAGAAGCCCAGGGAAATTCGCAAACATGCCAGAGTCAACAATCTCCCTATACGCTGCCGTCACGCCGTTAGTAATATTGCCCAGAAGATGACTAAGACCAATAGCGTAAAAACCAAACCCTCTAATGAACGGGAACTGGACGAAATAGGTCTTTGGCAGACACATTTCGTCTTCTTCGTTCCAGTTTCTTCGTAGCTCGACGACCGTTCTAGATTCCTTATGGATGACGACCTTGTAGGGGACCGCCAAGCCATCCGCTCGTCCATCGGTCTCATGCTCGAACCCTTCCAGGTCGAGTTCGCAGTAGGTTTCATAGAACTCGTGGTCGCGATCGTCCTGCTCCCAGGTCTCGAACTTGCGCACGCCTGCGATCTGCTCGGACTGCATCTCGATCGGGCCTTTGTCGATGTACCCAGGCTCCTGGAGCGGCACGTCGCGGTAGGCGCCGACGAGCTGCATGCGCCGAATCATGCTCGGCCGCATGAACACCCGGTGGGTGATTCGGCCCGCGTCGTAGATCGAGGTCGCGCTATTGTTGACGATCAGATCGTCGCCGTAGACAGCGCGCGAAACCGGCCGCCGGAGGATCGGATCATGGCTGACCTTCTTGAAAACACACCCGTCAAGGCCAACCCTGGGAAGCATCGCGTCAGTGTCGGGGACCCATGGCTTGTCCGTGACGGTGAGGTAGTGGTTCAGCTCCTTTTCGAGAGCGTCGGCCAAGTCATCGAGTGGAGGGGCGAAGCCCGATGTATCCTCGGCCACCTTGGCTGGGCCATCTGTTGGGCACAGCTCCGCAAAGGCGTTGGCGGCGAAGCGGATGACGGCCTCGGCGAGCAGCGTCGCGCGGATCTGCGACTGTCCTTCTAGGGGGGCTGAGCCGTCTGCGCCGTTTGAGCGCATCGCCTCGATGCGCAGGCCCATCAGCTCCATGCCGCGCGCCCTGGTTTCGAGCCATTCGCGGCGTGATTCGTTGTCCTGGTCGATCAGCCGGAGCAGCTCGTCGGCCAAGCCGTTGAGCTGGGTCTCCGGCAGCACTTCAGCGAGGTTGTCGTCGAACTCGCTGTCTTCCTTGTCGATGCGGCGCGGACCAACGTAAACGATGACGCCGCCGTCTTCCGTCTCGATCTTGGTCGCTTTGTCGTAATCGATGTCGCCGTCGTCGTTCGAGAGGTCGACGTCGATCGGCTTGTAGACCTCGGAAAGATCATCCGGGTCAGGACCGCCGTCGATTACTGATGGTGGCAAACGGATCGCGCCAAGGCCGCCTAATCCAGGCATTCGCGCAACTCCGGTTGAAATGAATGGAACCGCTGTTTTGCGCTCAAATAGGCGGAGCACGCCTCATCAAAACTATCACACCGCGTCTGGAATACGCCGCGACCGCCTAAATTCAACCGAACTTGCCAGCGGCCTCGCGCTTTGTCCCAACAAACGCCAGGGAACCCAGAGGTATTGTTCCGATATAGCTTCAGGTTCTGCCCTTGCTCGATGCGATTCGCCTCACGCAAATTGATCGGGCGATTGTCGTTGCGCCTTCCATTCCGGTGGTCGATCTGCTCATCCGGCCAGCGACCATTCTTCAACGCGAAGCCGATTCGATGAACAAGAACCGACCTCTTTTTACCGTTACAAATGATGTGGGTTGCCAAATATCCTTTCAGCGCCTTGCCGGTTGGCTGGCCAGCGTAGCGGCTGTTCCACGCTGACCATGCCTGATTGTTCGCGAAATGCTCCCTCGGCCGAGTTTTCCAGACGAGAGAGCCGTCCTCGCGCAGTTCAAAACACTCGCGCAAGTATGAGACTGGGATATCGGTATCCCCAGCCATCTAAGTGTCCTCAAGCGTGAGGCGGCGCGTCAGGGACGCTGACCAGCTCCATTTCGAGCAGTTTCTTCTTCAGCTCGTCGGTCAGTGGATAGCACACCGCGAGCTGGTTGCGCACTCGGCCGACAGCGAACCACTTGTCGTCCGGATCGCCCTTTTTCTTGAGCTTGCCGCCAGATTCAAAGATCAGTTCGGCGTCTTCCTTGGAGAGAGCCTTCTCCTCGGGCTTGCCCTTGTCGTCGGTCTTCGCGGCTTGCTGCGACTGCTCGCGCGGCGGCGGCTCATGCTCGCGTTGCGGCGGCGCAGGCGTTCTCTCTGGAGTCGTGGCCATGGGTTTCTTCCTCGCGTGCTTGATGGGCGCCTTACGCGAGGGCGGAGATTTCTTGGGAGCGGACTTGATCATGCCACCCTCTGGGCGCGGGCGGCGGATTTCGCGCATTGAAGGGGGGCTACGTCAAGAGGCGTCGTTTAGGCGTCGCGAACGACGCTGACCGTGAAGCTCTGGCCGCGAAATTTGAATCGAACCAAACCGCCGTTGGTCGACGCGATCTCGACGCCAGCCTCCTGGCCGAGGCGATCGGTGAGAAGCCGCCCCCAGTCGGCAAGCCCAGTGTCGACGATCGGCTCGCGCTTCACCTTCGGGCTATCGCCCGTGCGATAGGGCGGCGGTCCCATGTCTTCCAGGGTGTCAATCATCGCGCAGCTCGGCCGAGTGAGGGGCGCTTGGCGGCGCCGCCGGTTTCGAGGGGTTTTGCATGGCGCTGTTTCCTGGTCATCTTGCCGCGCTTGACGCCGAGTTTTGTCGGCTCGCGGGTTCCGGGCTTCAACTCTCCGGCCTTCTGGAGCGAAGACGTCGCGACCGCGTATGGATTGACGTCAGGGCTCGACTTTTTGATCGCCTTAACCGCCGCTTCCCATATCGCTGGCATCGGCTGGCTCCTCGTCGGTAATCGTCAGCTTCTTCGCTCCGGTCGCGCGCTTCAGGATGACCAGCGCGAACTGGACCGCCTCAGCCCTCGGCAGGCCGATCCACGAGATCTGTTTACCGAATCGGAGCGTCACCGTCTCGCCCTCAAGGGCAATCGCGATCTGGAGCCCGCCCTCGTCGTGCTGGTTGAGCTTGCCCTGGGGGAAATCGCCGGTCTCGCCGATGAGCGCGGTGTTCTCCTCGGCGAGCGACTTAAAGTGATCGGCAATCGCCTGCATCATCTCGATCTCGGCGTTGCGCTTCATCGTCATGCCGTGCTTGGCGTAGACGTTGCGGCGCATCGCCGCTTCGCGCTCGGCGCAGCTTTGCAGTTCTCGACTAGTGAAGGTCATTCCGCAGCGTCTCGCAACTCTGAGCGAGCCAATGGCGGCTTCGGTAGGAACTGGCCCGGTTTCACCCACGCCCCGGCGCGTGCCCGTTGGCTGTCGACGAGCCAGCGGCCGAGGTCCGCATTGTCTATCGCATCCGGACGTCCATCGTCCTCGACGGATGTGACGTCCCACTCCTTGACATCGAAGTGATCGCGGCCAGGGACCGAGATCTCGATCTCGTAGCCGCGCCAAACGAATTTTCTCAGCCCACGGAAAGACAGCTTGACGCCCCTGGTGCCGACTCGGTCGTGGGGCCTGACGATGTGGAAAATGCGCTTTTTGACGCCATCGATGATGGTGTCGTCGCGGTCATCGAAGAAGCGCGGCGTGTTCTCGACGTCGACGTTGACCAGGGTCGTGATCCCGTTCTTCGTGGCGCGCACCTGGATGATCGACGACGTAGCTTCCTCGAACGCCCGAATCACCACGCCGACTTCATGAAAGATGAAAGCCTCGGGCTCAATCCCCTTAAACGGCGCCTTCTTGAAATGGGAGAGATAGGCCTTTGAGTATGGGTAGTCCCACTCCCGCACGAAGATCGGATCTTCGTTGTGCCTGAAGCGCAACTGTCTCTCTCTGACGATTCTCAGCGCGCGAACATGGCCGTCCTTGGTCACCTCCACCGGGATCTCATAGGCGAACGCATCCTCGAAAAATCGACAGATCTTGCGATCCCGCCTATTTTTCTTTGGGAACACCCTGGCCCAATCCTTTTCGTCATAATAGAACGTAAAGAGATACAAATCAGAGCCGGGAGCGATCGGCTGCATCGTCAGCTCTCGGCGCCGCCCAAACCTCTGTCTCTGGATCGCGCTCGGGTGTTCGATCTTCAAGAAATGGCAGAGACGCGGATGGCAAAGAGCATCCGCCGTCTTGTGTTCGTCCTTGGGGATGCCGGTGACCACCGCGCCGAACCCAGGCCTGACTTTCTTGAACCAGGGCGAGAAGGGCTCGACCATCAACTCCCTAACATTGAGGAAGGCATCGTCGTGCGGAACGAGGACCGCTCCGACTTGCGAGTAGATTCCATATTCGGACGGGAAGCACTTCTGCATCCGTCCCATGATTTTGGTGTGGTCGTCGAGATGATCGAGGATCGCGTTCTTGAGGCGCAGCGTTTGCCTCCGCTTTGCCCGCGAGGCCTTATTTGAAGGAGGCTTCGGCAGCTCGGGAACAAAGGGAACAAAGGGAACAAAGGGAACAAAGGGCGCAGTTGTGGCTGACGGGACAACAGCCGAGAACGGAGGGGGCGGCGGCTGGACCGGCTCTGGCGCGGGCTTGCGTCGAAAGAGATCGAAGACCCTCCGGAAGATCTCCAGCATCAATTGAGACCCCCAAGCTGCCTCCGCACATAGTCTTGGGCGAACGATTCGCACAACGCTGCGTAAAAGGCGCGCGGCGTAAAAAATTTGAGGAAATCGCCCGTCGCCACCTCTTCGTCGCTGCAACAGATCAGGTGAACCGGGCCGTCCTGGACGATCTCGCCGAGGCCGTTGACGAAGAACAGGCCGTCGTTCGTGTAGGTGACGCCAAGCTCGACGCCGTGCAGCTTGCCGATCTCCTTGGCGACCTTGTCGAGCAGAGGCCGCACCTCGATCGTGCTGCGGACCTTCCCCAGGCGCCGAAGCTGATGTTCGCTCATTGCGGCAGTCCGCGACTCTCTGGAGCGCCGGTCGCCTGCCGGTAGACCCGCTCGATATTTTCGAGCGTCATCTTGATCACCGCCCGCGCCTCCGGGTCCAAGGAGTCCATAGAGGTTTCAGCGAACAGCAACGCAGCGGCGACCAGCACGACATCGTCATCGATCTGAGTGAGGTCGAGGACGCTTCTCGACATCTTGACCAACCGCCGCCACTTTTTCCTGGACGCGAATGGCCCCTTGCGGAGCGCCTCGACCATCATGGTCATCCGCTTAACTTTCTGACCAA